CAGTTGATTGATTGATGGCAGAACCATCATGGGAACCGGGTATTCAACCAAGTTTCCCTGTATGAAAGCTTCTGTCACCCTTCCACGCGCATCTGACAGCGATGTGGGCCTCGTCGTAACGCCCTTCATGGCGGCGCTCCCAAAGGCTAAGATGACGTGTGGCTCAATTATGTTTATCTCCGCATGCAAGCGTTCTTGGCAAGCGGATATCTCGCCCGTCTTTGGTGCGGGTAGCATTTCTATTCGCCCACGAGTTCTCGGGCTTAAGCTAGCGCTAGGGCAAGAGACGACGGGGGTGACCCACACGTAGCTTGGGTCTATCCCGGAGCGCTTGAAAAGCGATGAGAGAAACTTCCCCTCACCGCCATCAAGCGGGTTCCCCGTAACGGCTGCTCTTGGGCTTACGCGGTCAACTACCGCTACAATTTTAGTGTGTATTTTCCCCCGACCACTGATCATAACCTTTCGGTTCTTGTGGAGCGGGCACGCCGAGCAACCCCTGTATTCAAAGAGCACGGCGTCAATCTTCTCTTCCAATGCTCTTGTGTTTGAATCCATTTGCTAAAATCTTCCGGCGTAAGTTTCTACACATAGCCCCTGCTGGGCCAAATTTATAATCGTCGATTACAACTACAATTGGTTCCTTTTTGTTTGGGTATCGTCTTTCGATCCTACCCTTACCTTGCTGAAAAGAGCCCCAGGCCTTGAACGGCGTAGCAAAAACAAGCGTGTCTAGCGCGGAAACATCCAAACCCTCCCTGGCTATGCCGAAGGTCGCAAACGTTACGTTGCTATCACGAATTACTTTTGTGCGCATATCACCTGAGGTGTCCCCAGTGACAACACCGGCTGTATACCTTTCCATACAGTGAGTGTCGAGCAACTTTCGCAAAAGTATGTCGGGGTGGTCTTTACTGTGGGTAAGGACTAGGATTTTTCTTCCCTTCCCCAAAGCGTCGTATACGACTGAAAGGATTTCCCTGTTTCGGGTCCCAGACTTTGAGAAGTATGTGTACATTTTACCGGCAGAAAATTCCCCGGTAATATCACGAATTTCCGACGCGTCCTTTGGCATGGTTGTCCCAACCTTCTTAAAGAAGATCTTGGCCTCAAGGTCGCCAACGAGATCGCTATGGAATATTGGTCCAATATGCGAGTAGTAGACGTCCTCAAGACCATCTTCCCTTACGGGGGTTGCGGTCAATCCGTATCTATTACCGTAAAATAAAGGAGCCGTTTGGCTGAATGTGGACGCGGACAGGTGATGAACTTCATCAAAAATCACGGTCCCAAATCTAGCCCTGATCTCCTGGGGTACATCGTGCGCTCTTTTGGACAGCGTGTGTATCATTGCTAGTACCAGGGGCTTGTCCCATTCTTCTTTTGGGCCCTGCACGATGCCTATATCACTCTCCTGTATACCCAGGAACTCTAGCGCCCGTTCTTTCCATTGGTCCATTAGCCCAGAGTTGTTAACAATGACTATGGCTGGGTAGCCTCTTTCTGCTATCTTTTTTAGAGCGAGTACAGTTTTTCCCTTGCCACAGGCTAGGTTCAAAACCCCAAAAGATTGCTTTTTGAAGGCCTCCCAGGCGATTTTTTGATCTTTGTCTCTGGGGGTAATTCTATCCCCAAAATCAAACTTCTCAAGAGAATCACTGAGCGGAAGCTCCGTCCAGTGTCCTATTTTAGATTTCCACTCTTCTTCTGTAAAAAAGTGTCGAGCTATTACTACGTAATCCCCAACCTCCCTTGCGAGTGGATATGTATTAGTATCTCCTGTCCGTTCATTAACCGATACGATCTTTGCAGCGTTTATTAGCGCTGATTTGTTTGGGATGTCCTCAGAAGGTATCCACATCCAAGCCGAACGATATGATCCGGAAAGGGACTTGCCTGAATCGGACTCGGGAAAATAAACCTTGTCCGAGTTCTTCTTCTTGTTAGCCAAGTCAGTCCTCCAGTATTTTTGTTATGTTTTGTCGAATAAAGTATTCGATACTGTCCGTCCTTTTTCCGTCCAGGTTCTCAAAGAAGAGGTTAAGTAGCCGGTCTACCTTGTCGGCATCCACCTCAGTTTCAGTAATAAACTTCTTAAGTTCGGAATTTGCTGATGGTCCAAATGCCCGTTTTTTGGCTAGTTTTTTGTCGCTTCTCTCTTTGCAGACAGAGGCTATAATCTGCTTAGCCTCCTGATCCACATCGGGGTCCACGTTTAGCGCCACGAACATTTTCATTAGGCTTTGGTTGGAGGGAGCCGAACCGCCAGATTCATACAGGCGGACGGTTTCCCTACTCAGGCCACATTCGGTCGCGAACTGCCTAGAGGAGTACCCTCGCTCCGTTCGCATCCTTTGGAGCATGGCCCCAAAGTGGTTTACTTTTTCTCCCACAGCTACTCCTCATCATCATCGGATTCCCCGCCGTCTTGACAGCTATCTTTGTATACGACAAGATCTTCTTTGTCACAAGTTTCTTCCTGGTCAAGAAGGTGTTGATCTGAATCTTCTGGATTTGCGAGTTGCTTTGACGTGTTATTATTTCCTTGTGATCGGAGTTGATTGGAAATGGAAGACAGCATATCGGCTAAGCCGTCTATAGCTATCTCAAGGAAGTCTTTTCCTTGCGGGTCCTGTAACTCCTTTGGTACTTCTACTTTAATGGTATATCTATTATCATCAGTTGACATGTTCACTAGCCTCCGGGTATGGTGTAATTGAGTGTGGGTAGCATGGTGCTTATACCAAAAAGCTAATAGCCCTTGTGGAGAACGGCATGACAGAATTTTCAGGTACATACGACCATTACGACGATAACGGCCTTTTGCTCCGAAAGGAGATGGGCGAGAAAGGGATTCCCCCTGTGATCAAGACCGCTGCTGATTTATCGAATCCAGCAACGAGGCATGAGGGGGATTACGCGGTTGTCGCGGAGACACAGCGGGGGGTTGCTTACAAGTATCCAGTATCAGATGCTGGAAACGCTGTAGCGTCTGCCGTATATTTTTCTGAGTACGGGCACAAACTCCCGCAAGAACTCAGAAAGACCGCAGCAGCAGCCATTAATGAAGCCCTCTCTGGTTTCGGGTTTACGCCCCCGGAGGACCTTACCAAGACAGCCTCGATGGAACTTGGTTACAGCGGAGAGGGGGACAACATGTCTCTTGAAAAGCTGTTTGGTGTTGGCGGCGAAGACGACCCAATGGAGGTTGTGGAAGACGCTTTTTCCAAGCTGAGCCCCCGTGGCAAGAGCCGATTGGCCATGCAGGTCAAGGAGGCCGGTCTGCTTGAGAACGCCCCGGAAGAGCTTTCTGACTACTTGTCGCGAGACATCCCCGGAGTTGGGCCTAACTTTGACACTGCTGTTGACACCCGGAAGCTTGTCCTCTTGGACGCAAACGCTTCGGAGGAGCTAGACGAGCTTCAAAAGACATCGCAGTCTAAGTTTCTTAACCCAGAAGCCGTTGCGGAAGAACTTTCCCTGTTTGACCAAAAGCACCAGATCACGCATTTGTATGATCGCGTAATAATCGATCCATGGAAAGCGGTTCACAGCGAGTCTGAAAAGACGGCTTCTTACGGGATTAAGATTGACGCTGACCAAATTAGTGATGCTGTTGACAGTTCTAAGGTTGTTGAAATCAACGGTAAAGAGTATACATCTGACGCAATTAATTCCTGGACCAACGATTCTGGGGCAGAAAAGCTGACCGACGCCTTTGGCGAAGAGTTCGCTAATGAATTCAAGGAAGACCCTGCGGTTGTTCTTGAGAGCCTCCCGGTTACTCACAGGAATGCAATAGCGCGGATGATTGATGATAACTGATAGCGCCACACAACCTGCCAGGGAACAGGAGCCGATTCGAGCGGCCTTTACAAACAAGGATATCCACCCGCTTGTTCTAAACCTGATCCTGGTCAAAGAATTTGGACCGGAGTATCTTTCTTGGGAACCTGAGACATGTTGGGTAGAAATATCTAAAACGTGGAACTCAACGGTTTCTGAGGTAAACAGGAACAAAATCCAAGCAGTTCGCACGTGCCACACTACGGACCAGCCGTACGAAAGATGGGAAGTGTTTGATTCTGTTTCACTGGGACTCCTTGGTGTGCCACCGAAATTCGACTTAATCCAGAAGCCGACTCCACACCGAGCGGCTTTTGCGTTAGAGGTGCTGTCCCAGATAAAAGAAAGCCGGAAGGTCTCAGATGAGGTGTATAGGTACGTATCTGCATGCATGCTGGACTACGGCATGGTTTTCGGCACCGGCCCTTTAAGTCCGTGCAATAAAAATATGGCTACGCTATTAGATCGGCATGGGAGGTCTCAGCAGGCCTCCGTTGGGGAAGCGATTCGAGAAAGCAAGCAGCCCACATTTGATGGAAATAGCGATAGCGACGTCCAGCTTATGAAAACTTTGTCTGTTAAAGACTTCCTTGAGGGCACGTCAAGGATGCTTCTCATACAGCTAAAGAAGCATCTTTCGTAGGGAGCGATTACTATGGCGTATGGAAATGACCGGTCGGGACGACACACTCTCGGGAGCAGATCTCGCGCAAAAACAATTGGGCGTCCCGAGTCTTTTTACCCCAGCCCATTCTTTGACGTAGCGCAGAATTATCTACCAAAGACCATCAAAGAGACCTTTGACTGGTGCCTGTACTACCAACTAACAAACCCACTCATCAGCGCCGTTACTAGCAAGCTGGCAACTTACCCAATCACTGACCTTATCTATGAGGATGACAATGAGGGTTTGGTTGAAATGTATCGGGACATGTTCGAGGGGCAGTTTTTGCTTCGGCAGTTCCTCATCGAAACAAACCTAGACAGGTACACTTACGGAAACGCTTTTGTGTCCGTCTCGTTCCCGTTCAAAAAGACCCTTAAGTGTAAGCACTGCAGCGCTACAAAGCCTGCCAAGGATATCAAGTACAAATGGAAGAACTTTAGATTCCACATCACGTGCGACAGTTGCCTCCAGAGCGGCGTAGCCGAGGTCAAGGACGAACACATAAAGTCCGCTAAGCAGATCAGGCTTATTCGTTGGAACCCTAAGAGTATTACCGTAAAATACAACGAAGTAACTGGAGCTAGTCAGTACTACTATTCGATGCCAAGGCACATGCGTAACGACATTATGCTTGGCAAGCCTTCAATGGTTGAGACCATCCCACAGGTTTTCATAGAGGCGCTCAGGAAAAAGAAGTCGATCCTCTTAGAAAGCTCCAAACTGTTCCACTGCAAGAGAGCCGCGATTTCCCGTGACCCGTCCGATAGTGGGTGGGGTGCTCCACTAATCCTTCCTGTTTTGAAAGACATATTTTTCTTGCAGGTTCTCAGAAAAGCACAAGAAGCCGTTGCCCTTGAGCATATTGTCCCCATGAGGGTGATGTTTCCCCAGGTAACCACTGACGGAAACAACCCCTACGCCCACGTCAATCTCCAGGACTGGCAGAACGAGGTTGTGGGTCAGATAAAAAAATGGCGGATGGACAATAACCACATACCGGTTATGCCCGTTCCTGTTGGCTATCAAATGATTGGTGGGCAGGGGAAGTCGCTCCTTCTCCATCAAGAACTGCGCGTATATAACGACCAAATAATTGCTGGCATGGGCGTCCCCACCGGGTTTTTCTATGGTGAGCAGCAGTACTCTGGCGCATCCGTCAACATGCGGGCGCTTGAAAATGAGTTTCTCGGGAACCGTCAGGACATGCTCAGGCTTGTAGAGTTTGTAAGAGATCGTGTCTGCGCGTTCTTAGACATGCCGAAAATGACGCTGAAGTTTAAGCCGTTCAAGATGGCTGACGATATTCAGAGAGCGTCGTTCGACATGAATTTGGCCAACGCCGGGATGATTAGTAGGCGCAGCTTCTTGGAGTCTCGTGACTTTAACTTTGACACTGAGCAGGAGCTTATTCACGAAGAAGGCAAGAAGCTCAATAGAGCCCAACGAGAAGGTATGATTTCCAACGCCGAGTCTCAGGGCGAAGCGATGCTTATCAATACCCGATACCAAATCCAGTCCCAAGAGCTTCAAATGGAAGCCCAGCAGCAGCAACAGGCCAGCGGGCTGATGCCACCACAGCAACCCGGCCAACCCGGCCAACAGGCTGGCCCGCCGCCAGGACCGCCTCAGGAGGGGGCTCCCCCGGAAGCAGCGCAGCAACCGGGGCAAGAGGGTGGTGCCCCGCCGCCCGAGCAGCAACAGGCAAGCGGTCAGCCGCCGCCTGAGCAAGGGGCACCACTTCCCCCAGAAGCGGGTGTAGACCAAAGCCCTGTCGGCGCAGGAAACACCGGGCAGATGGTTGACCTGTTTGCGCAAGCCAAGCGGCTTACGGCGCAGATAAAGAAAATGGCGGAAGTAGATAGATACCGGGCGCTGGCACAGTTACGTGCCAGCAATCCCGATATCTATATGCTTGTAAACAACGCTCTATCTGGTGCTGGCATAAAGACCATGCAGCAGTTACCCGAAAAGCTTCCTCCTAGGGCAAACCCAGACAGGGCACAAATTTAGCTATGTATTTTGAGTTGCTATCAGTATTGCGGACATCTCGTTGCATCTATCGCACCTACCTCTCTGGTAGAACGATGAAGGATGGTCCTCTTGTTTGATACAACGAGAACATACCCACGCAACGCAACCTGTATTCTCAATGAAGTGAATACATTCGCCGCAGTTTCTGGGTTCGTTACACCAGATCCCAGCAACATCACAGGCAATGGCTTTTGGTGCGCGGGTACTCATTTAGTTAACTACCTAGTTGCAGGGTACGAGTGCGCCATTAACGGCGTTCGCAAACTCCGCGCACGTACTCAAGTAAACGGTTTTCGTCACAGTTCTTGTGTAAATCCTACTAAGATTTTGTACAAGTTTCATATCGCTTCTCCTTTTTGTTTAGGGCAGTATTACCCATAATTCTTATACCTAATACGGAGGCCGGGTTAGCACGGAGGAATAAATGTCTAATATTCTAGATCCCCAGAGGGTGATGCAAGCCCTCGAAGACGGGACCGTAGAGCAAATAAGTAGCTTCTTCCCACTGGAAGGTAAGAAGCATGCCTTGGTCGCGAACAAGATCTACTCGGGCGGGGAAGTAGATTTAGATGATATTGCAAGCCAGAAGAATGCGAGACTCCGTGGCCGGACATGGGCACAGGGGCTGTATGGCGATTTCACCCTTGTTAACAAGGAAACCGGCAAGCCGGTTGACTCTGTAAAAAGGCTTAAAATAGCCAGCCTCCCTAAGATCACTAGGCGATACAGTTACATTGTTGATGGGACCGAGTACCAAGTAGACAACCAGTGGAGACTTAAGTCTGGCGTCTACACGAGAAGAAAGG